TTCTACTGTGATAGTAGCCGTACCTGTTTTGGTTTTATCAAAAGTTGAGGTAGCTGTAACAGTGATAGTTGTACCCTTTGCAACTTCTGCACCAATTGATACCTTACCAAAAATATCAACAGTAACACCGTCTGTAATGTCAGTACTCCAAATGACTGATTTTGGAGCAAAGTTTTTAGTAACAACAGTTACAGAAAGCTGAACATCCTGCCCTGCAACAGTTGATAAAGTAGAGGGTGAAATTGTTACGCTTGTAACTGATGGTACATCAGGAACAAATACGCTTGCATTTGCAAAAGGTGAAACGCTGAAAGTTTTCCAAATATGATACCAGTAATTCCAGTACAAACCCTCGCCGTTATACTGCTCTGTAAATTCATAAAGGTTGTCAAAAATCATAAACCAATTCTTGTCAACAAGAACAGCTGGAATTTCATTCAAAGCTGTCATTTCATCTTCGGTAAATGGTGTATAAGTTTTATCATTAGCAAACAGCTTGTTAAGTCGTTCAACATCCATTGTGCCAAAGCTGTCAACAAGTACTCTGTGACCTGTAAATGCCGCCTTGTCCATATTGAACGCAGAAGCAAGTACATCAACATCCATAATAGCGTCAAAGTTGCTGTTGACAATAAGATACTGATTGTCTTTATCAACATAGTTACTTACACCTGCAACATTGTACTTTGTTGACATAAATTCATAGTTGTTGCTTACACCCTTAATAGTACTTGCAACACGCTTCATATTTGCTTCGTCAATTGTAGGAACAGTAACAGGATAAAGTCTGCCATTGAGAATATTCTTTGCAAGCATATATTTCATTGTCTGAAATTCATCATAGTTTGCACCTGCGTACATACTGTTGACAATCTTTGTGATAAGGTCAGTAATACCCTCCCACGAAAGAAAAGCCTGTGAAAGCTGTTTGTTCTGAATTGTTGTTTTGTAAAACTTCTGATAATTAATGCTGTGAAAAGCTGAACGAACATCAGGAATTTCTCTTGCAAAAACCTTACTTTCGGATTTTTCAACATCATACTCAAAAGGCTTAGCAATGTTCACGAAAATTTCTTCAATTGTTTCGCCAAATTCAAGAATACCCTGCTTAAAAACAGTCCACGGGTTTGAATACATTTTTGAAGTAATCATAACCCTGCCGATACGGTTGATAAGTGCGGAAAGAAATTCATTCTGCAATGCGGGGAACTGCATAATAATACCGCCGATTTCCTTGATAGAAGCAAGGGAATTATCAGCCTTTGGTACATAATCTCTGTAATTTGTGCTTGCACCATTTCTGATTGCATTTAAAATGTCAACAGAGTTTCCTGTTAATTTTGTTGTTGCTGGTTTGGTTGCCATAATTTATTTCTCCTTTCTTTCAAATAAATCATCAATTGTTATTGATGAACTGTCTTTTTCTTTTTCTTCGGGTTCAGTAGGTGGATAATTTACACTACCCGAAAAGAAACGGTGTGCATATTTCTTTTTCCAACTTTCATCAAGTTCGTGGTACTTCTGTTCCCAGTCAGTACCATCGCCGTTTGCACGCTCTTCAAGTGCATTATATGTGTCTGACATATCTTCAATAAAGCTAATAGCTTCATCAGAATTATCTGTCCCAACACGATTGTGTATTCTTTCAAAAAATTCATCACGCTTTAATACACCCATATTATCACTCCTTATATTTTTAATAAAATATTATTTGCACAATGAATAAAAAGTGTCTTTTCCTGCAATACCATCAATAGTTAAATTGCATTTTAACTGATAAGATTTAATTGCAGAAGTTGTGCCATTGCCTGCAATGCCATCAAATCCATTAGTTGAATAACCATTACAGATAAGAAGTCCTTGCAGAATTTTAGTTATATTTCCCCTTGTTCCATTAGAAATATTTCTTATAGCTGATTTAGTTTTAATTCCAAAAATACCGTCAATATCAAGATTAGCATTATACTGTTTGTTAAGTTCGGTTTGTAATGCTTTAACTAATGCTTTCTTTGTTAAGTTTCCGTAAATGCCATCAACTGTTAATCCAGCGTTATAGTTAGCGTTTAACCACTTTTGAACAGCTTTAATATTTGTGTTAGTAGTTGCTGAAATGCTTGTTGAATTGTTTGAATTTTTTCCAGTTGAGGAATAATCATAATAAGAAATATTCATATCTACATTACAATTAATACCGTCAATTCTACCTGTACTTGAATACTGCCATATTTTACAGTCTGTCGGGTAAGTCGGTTTGTTTGAACTGTACTGTGCTACCCATTTATCATATTTACCTATACGGTTGATATCAAGTCTATCTTTAAACCCTGATATCGAAGAAGCATAAATTCCAACTTTATACCCAAGTTTTTTAAGATAGTCACAAAAAGTTATACTTGCTGTTGTAGCACCGTATTTCTGTGACGGTGAAGTTAATTCAAGGTCAAGAAAAACAGGATAATCAAATATTTTTCCTTTGATAATTTTTGCAAAATGCTGAGCATTTTTTGTAGCTTTCTGAATTGTGTCAAAATTACTTCCGACAATGTAATAACACCCAACTTTAAGCCCAGCTTTTTTAGCTCTGTTGTAGTTAATCTCAAAACAGCTATCTGTGTAAAAACCATCATCAGAACCACCAGCTTTAATAATTACGAAATCAATTCCGCTTAATTTAACCCTATCAAAGTTAATAAATCCTTGCCAAACTGACACATCAATACCCTTAAATGTCTTTCTCATTTTCCTCACCCTCTTTCTGTTTTAATTTTTCAAGATACGGCTTAAATAATTTTCCCAAAACAGGATTTACTTCTGCAAGATTTTCCATACAGCTTATTAACTCCATAACGCAAATATAAGCTGACACTACACCAAGCAATGGTATGTTAATGCCAAGATTCACATATTGAGTACCGTATTCTAATAAACCTGAACCGAAAATTGCAATAACTTCTGCAAGTTTATGAAATAAACCTTTTCGCAATGCTGTGCTGTTTAATTTTTTATTATATAGGGCTTTAATAATCCCTGTCACAATGTCAAATAAAATAAAGCACAGAGTTACAATGTAAACAACCATAGACAAATCACCACCTTTCTTGTCTTAATTATATCATAAATATTGACAAATTGCAATAGGTATGCTATAATTAATTATGATAAAATTGATTTAAGTTATCAAATAAAATAAAACCCTGTACTAATAAAGGAGTAAAATATTTTTATGAGTGAATACTATGACGGTACTAAATTGTTGTCATTAAAAGACCTAAATGGTAAAACACCTGAAATATACTTGTGTACCACAAATAGAACAGGTGGAAAGACAACATATTTTGGTAGACTGTGTGCCAAAAAATTTACAGAAAAGCAAGAAAAATTCGGGTTGATTTATCGGTATAATTATGAGCTTGACGGCATTGCTGATAAATTTTTTAAAGACATTAGCTCTTTATTTTTTCCAAATTTAGTTATGCGTTCTGAGCGAAGAGCAAGAGGTATTTATCACGAACTATTCTTATGTAATAAGGGTGAAGATACTGAAAAAGGTGGTAAAAGTTGCGGTTATGCTATTTCATTAAATAGTGCAGACCAATTGAAAAAATATTCTCATTTATTATCTGATGTTAAGAGGTTAATATTTGATGAATTTCAATCTGAAACGAACCACTATTGTGCGAATGAAGTTGAGAAATTAATTTCAATTCACACTTCACTTGCAAGAGGTCAAGGCGAACAGTCCAAATATTTACCTATTTATATGCTCGGCAACCCTGTTTCAATTTTAAATCCATACTATGTACAATTAGGAATAGCAACACGCTTAAAATCTGACACAAAATTTTTAAAAGGTGACGGATTTGTTATGGAACAAGGCTATGTTGAAAGTGCAAGCATAGCACAGAGAGAAAGTGCATTTAATAGAGCATTTTCAAGCAATAAATATGTAGCTTATGCAAGCGAAAATGTGTACCTTAATGACAACCAAGCATTTATTGAAAAGCCCAATGGTAAATCACGATATTTAGCAACTTTAAAATATAAAAATAAAGAATATGCCGTTCGTGAATTTGCTGACGAGGGTATTATCTACTGTGATGATAAAGCTGATATGTCTTACCCCACAAAGTTAGCAATCACAACAGCCGACCATAATATTAATTATGTAATGCTTAAAAAGAATGACATTTTTCTATCAAATTTAAGGTATTATTTTGAAAGAGGTTGTTTCAGATTTAAAGACTTAACTTGTAAAGAAGTCATATTAAAATCATTATCTTATTAGATATCAGAGTGTGTAAATAATTCTGAATTAGGTTGGATAGCACAGTTGGAATATACTGCCAACACTATTATTCGGTTTCGCTGACCGCTTTTTTATTGCATACTTTAATGATATAAAAAACCCTATGCTTTGACATAGGGTTTTAATTTTATCTCATTTGATAAGTAGTGTCTACTAATAGTACACCCCCTCTAATTCTTTTGGGTAAGAGTTTAGAGGGAACTATTAAACCTATTTTAAAATCTGTTAAGTCACGCTTTACTGATAAGAATTTTTGTTCTTCTTCTGTATATTTTTCACCCTTTTTTATTGCATTATTAGTCATTGATTTAATGAATAAATTTTTGCATTTTTCAGGCATACCTGCACACTTAACATTATAATATGGTGTATCAATAGGCTTTAAATTTTCAGCAATAACACGCTCTATGTATGTTTTCTGTCTTACAAAAATAGCTTTATCCCAATTTGCTTCTAATTTCCAACAGCAAAAGTTTTTATCATCTACCTTAATTCCTTTTATTTTTTCAGGGGGTAAATCGCAATGGATACTGTCTGTGTCGGCATAAATAAAGCCGCATTTATCTACACCATAATAATTTTTTTGTGCCGCTCTAATAGTAAAATTTCTTGCATATGAAGTAATTGCACTACCAACAGGAATATATCCTGCTTGTTTGTTGCTCTCACATACAGAAATAAAACCTAAAGATTTATCTTCTTTTACATAAGCGACCTTAAAACTACTATCTGTGTTACTTGCCATTTTACCATATAGGTTATTTAAAAATAGTTTAGCTAATTCACGCTTCGCCCCTTTACTTTCTAATTTTATTTTTTTATATTTTTCAATATAACGGTCAAAAATACCAATAGCAGAATTGAAATAACAACCGTCTAAGATTTCAAAGTCAACTAAATCATAATGTTCCTTAATTAACTCGTAGTCTGTCATTGTTAATGTCATTTCTACCCTTGTATCGCAAAGTTGTTTTTCTCGATTATAATAATGTGTATAATATTTATTTGTTTTGCTGTCAAAATAATCGGATGAAGCTAAGCACTCATTACTTTTATAAAGTAAATTACCTTTTAATTGTATAAAGGGTAAATATCCAGTCTTAATATAAAACCTTGTTTTTACTCTAACAAAGTAATATTTATCGGGGAATAATGCTTCGGTTGGTATATAATTACCACTCCAAAAAGTCGGCTGACCTATCGGGTATCTGTTTCCGCTTTCGCTTGACATCATAGAGGGATAAAGGGAATTTACATCAGCTGTTGTGCCATTGTTATAAATTTTGTTTTCTTTGCCTTTTACTAAATAGCACCAACCGCCCTTGTATGAGCGCCTTACCCATTCACCCTCATTTTTATATTTGTGTACAGTTATATCTAATTCGTTTTGGTATAAATCTGGGAACATTTCAGCATATTTATATTCTCCTGTTATTTTTTTATATTCAGCTAAACAACAAGAGCCTATTGTTAATTTATTATGACCCTCTGAAAAGATAATTTCTAATGCTTCTTTTAACACAAGAACATCATTAGCTATGTATTCTTTTTCATCATCACTAATTGGACAACCTGCGTACCTAAACCCACTGTATTCCATTTCTAATTTTTGGTGTTTAGTTTTAAAACTTTTACCAATTTTCTTTAAACTAAAGGGCAATAATTTTAAGCTATCTCTTAATTCTATTATATGATTATTAATTTTAATAATAATATAATACCATTGTCCCATTTCAGATATTGAATACTTAAACGATTTATTTTTCATCTCTTTAGTGTCCTTCCATTGAACAACTACACCATCACCACTTAAATCATCATATGCTTGTTCAAACCCTAAATCAATTAACAAATATGAAAGCCAAAAAGAACCGTCAAATTTTAGGTTATGATAATATCCACATATATTACAATTTAAAGAAGTGAAATAGTTAAATTGTTCTTCAATTGAATGAAAAATTTTAACATCTTCTGTATTTAATTCTACACACGCAGAACTCCATACTTCTGTATGTTGTTGACCTTTATAAACTGTTGTTTCAAAATCACAAGCAAAAGTTTTGAATTTCCTAATCCTCATAACTATCAGATACCAAGTCATTCTGTTCTTGTAATTCCCCAAGTTGCTGTGCTTCATCTAAGGTAGGTATTTCTCCGCCCTTTAATAGTATTACTAATTTTGAACTTAACCGTTGCCAATTTCCCTCTTCTTCTTTGCTACTTGCCCAATAGACAGTATCAATACAGTTTGTAATTTCTAATGCATTATCTTTTGCATATTCTTCTAATGCACTTAAAGCATTTTGCTGTTCGTATTGTTCTATTGTATGAGCCCAAATATTAGAATAAAAATAAGACGGGGAATAATCACTTGCTGTTGCTTTTCTTTTCCATATGTATCTATAATCATCATCAGGCACATCATCAGTTAATTTTTTCATAACATAATCAAGATATACTAATCGCTCACCAATTTCGTCAATTACATCAACAGTAGGATAATACTCTGAACTTTTGTTAGTATCACTATCTTTTGTGACTTGCTTCTTTTTGTTTTTTGAGTTAGGTTTTTTCTTTTCTTTTGTTTCAGTAGGTTTTTTATCTACTGATTTCTTTTGTTTTTGTTCAGTAGATTTTTTATCTTTTTTATCCACTGATTTCTTTTCTTTTGCTTCAACAAGTTTTTTACTCTTGATTTTAATTTCTTTATTTTTTTGTCGAGTTGCTTTAGCTTTTAAATTTGCACGATAACGCTCTATTCTTCTGCCCTCTTGACCTGTAAAAGTTTCGTTCGAGATTTCATCGTGATAAACTGCTTTATCATATAAATTAGAGGGCTTAATATTTTTTATCTCCTCTAACTTTTTGCGTGTTACACGCTTAGGCTGTTTTGGCAAAACATTATCGTCAAATTCATAACCTCTTTTTCGGGCATTACGAATAAATCTTTTTATACGATATAATTCTTTTTTAAATGCCATTTGATTTGCTGTTAATTTTTGACTTGACTTTCTTTTCATTTTTCTAAACCCCCATAAATAGCAATTCCCCCACCGCTACTAAAAGCGGTGAGGGTATAATGAAGTAATTATACTATCGAGCAAGTGATAAACTGCTTACCCTTATAGTTTTTACTGTCAAGCTTGTAAATCTCAATTTCGTAATCTTCGCCCGTGCCGCTCATTTCTTCGACAATTTCTGTAAAGGCTTCAAAGAATGAAGTCGAGCCTGTTACATACTTGTTTCCTGCTGTGTCAACTACAACGAAATTCTGAAAATCTTTGTCCTCTTTTGACTTTTCGTTGTGTACATCAAGCACTGCATAATAAGCTGGTGAAATAACAAGTGGTGTGTCCTTGACTGCTTCGTCAAGTTTAACAGCGTTTCTTGTGTCTTTCAGCATAACACGCTCTCTTGCTGTAAGTTCCTTTGATACGGAATTGATTTTTACTTCGTAATCTTTTGTCATAATTTAGCACTCCTTGTAGTTTTAGTTTTAGTTGTTTTCTTCTGTTGCTTCGTTTGCTTCTCCACAAACTTTGCCGTATTCCTTGCGAGGGGGAAGCTCGTCCGCCGTTTCAATGAATTTCTGTTCGCTCATACCGTACAACTTTTCTTCAACAGTAAAGTCAACAATGTGAACAGCTTTCTGTGTGTCATTGTTGATAATCTTTTCAACTTCTTTGAGCATAGCTTTTTCGTCCTTGTAAGTACGAGGGAGCGTTACTCTTTCATTGAAAGGTTCACCATTTACAATGTCCAAACAGAGAACAGTTACAATAGTTGTTTTAATTGTACGAGTTACCTGTGGTGTTCTTGCCATTTCTTTTTTCACTCCTTTTTGTTATAGTTTGCAATTGTGTTTTGATAAGGTAAATTCGGGAGTTGCACCCGACAAAGCTAACTGTAGATTTACCGTGTCGAGGACAACTTTTCAGAGTTGCCCTCTAATTGCATAGGTTTGAGGGGGTGTAGACCTCTATCTGAGGTTATAACTAATTATAGCATATTACGGTTGACTTGTCAATACTTTTTTCGATATTTTTTGACTAAAATGTTAAAATATATCCGTTTTCTGAAAACGATTTAAGAGCATTAACCGAATCATTACATAAATGCTTGATTGGACATTTATCACAATTATCTTTGCAACAATCTTCATCAATTACTGTGCAAATTCTTTCAATAAAAGTACCCAAAAATTTCTTTTCATAGGTTGAGTAGTTGCTTGCATTAAAGGTTAAATTATTCATTATATTTCTCCTTTTCAATCAGCTTTAAAGCGTAAGCGTGAGCTGATTTAATGTCAGAGCAAAGTGTTCTGATTTTACAATCGGAACATTTATTTTCGCAACTCCCTATCAAAGCGAAATTCTTTAAACCCTCAGCTAAAATTAGCTTTTCAAATAGTGTGTGATTACTTGAACGAATTGTAATCATTTTATCACTTCCTTTTTTATTTAACACCCGACACACGGTTTGCACCGTGTCATAGATAATATATTTCGTCTTTTATGATGCGAATAGCACGCACATTAATTGCTCTGCAATAATATTCATCATCAACCCATTTTGTCAGCATAAATGATATGCTATTAGTAATGTGTTCATTAATTTCACCGTCAAAATCAAAATATTCTCCAATTTCACCGTCAAAATCAAAATATAACGCTTTGAAATAAGATAATATTTTATTACAACACTCCGTTTCAGTTTTACCTTTTACAATAAAAGTTGTTCGTGGTAAAAATGGAATAATGTTTTCAACATAATGTTTCATTTTATAGTTTTCATTTGTTCCTGTTGAAACAGCATAAATTATTTCCATAATTTTTAACCTCTTTCTCTTAATTTTTAGGCGTTTCACCCGACACACGCTTGTAGCGTGTCATTTACATTTTGGAATATAAACTCTCTTATATTTATTATTTGCAAAATAGGTATTATAAAGGTTCGTAAACAGTTTTGAAGTTGTAAGAGTATATTTACCAACTTCATAAACACTACCCTCATAAACAAAACCCAATACATAACGCTTATAAGGAAAACTCTCTGTAGTGCGATATCTTCGTTTAAAGAAGAGTATTGGCATAACACAATAATCACCATTTCGTGTGATGACATTTACAGGTATATCCATTGTTATAAAGGTATTGAGATAATGATTTTCCACCCATTTAAGGTTATCTGAGTTACCCTTACTCTGTAAAACATTAACAATTTCATTAGCTGTAATTGAATCTAACATAATTTTGGAAACGGTAATGCCGTCAAGAACAACACCATTTTCAATGTTCTCTGTAAGATAAAATACAATGTCGTCCATAACATTTGTCCTTAATTTATGTGATACATCTTCACCATATCTTTTGATACGATAATCCCACTGTTTTGCAGGGTCATACTCGATTGTATATTTGCTTGCTCTCATTTTAATTTCTTTTTTCATTGATTTTTACCTCTTTTTTAATAAATTTGAGTTTACACCCAACACTCTGAGAGTGCAAAGGTTATTCCTCTGCACTCTCATTTTCTTCTGTTTCTGCTGTTTTACTGCGTGGTGGCAAAATTTTTGCGTGTTTGATAAATTCTTTTTCAGTCATTCCGTAAAGCTGTTCGGTATAATTGACTGATTGACACGATACAGCCTTAAAGGTATCAGTTTCAGCAGTCGCTTTATACATCTTTAAAGCTGTTTCATTATCCACCTTGCCGATTAATTCAGCCGTAACAATTTCAACATTTGCCGTTTCAGTATCAAGGCACATAAATTGAGCCGTTGATACTGTGATTGTTCTTGTGATTAGCTTTTCTTTTCTCATAATTTTTTACCTCTTTTTTTAATTTTTGAGTTTTTTACACCCAACACAAAGAGTACAAAGCTTATTTCTCTGTACTCTTTTTTATCATATATTTTTATATTATTGGATTGCTTCCTGACAAAAACCATTCTTGTCCTGTTGCTTTTTCGTGTTCGTATTCATATGCCGTAAAAAATCCCTGCTCAGAGCAGTCATACGGCATTACGATATTTAACTTTTCTACAATGTCATCATCCATATACACCAATGCAAAATCAAACTCTAATTCATATCCATTTTTATTTACTACTTTCATTTTTTCAGATACCTCTTTTTTTAATAAATTTAAGTTTACACCCGACACTCCGAGAGTGTAGAGGTTATTCCTCTTCACTCTCGTTGAAAAATTCATCTTCTGTCATATCAACCAATGACAAAAGATAGTCAAAATCTTCAAGAAATAAATCGTATAAACCCTCGTCAGAAATTCCGTCACTATACTCATAGTTTAACTGAGTTTCTAATTCATCAAGTTTGCCGAGCTGTTCGAGCTTCTCGATGCATTTTTTAATATCCTCTCGACATTCTTCTCGATAATCCCATAAAGATTTTTCATAAATAATCTTCATAATTAAAACCTCTTTTTAATAAATTTGAGTTTACACCCGACACACGGTATAATACCGTGTTATAAAATATGGCAGTCAATTACTGTTAAAACGGGGTTTTTGCGTAATTCATCAACAATTTTTTCGTATTCTAAATATCGCTGATATTCCTCTTCAATTAAAATGTGACCGAACTGCTTTATTTGCATTTCATAAAAATCAGTAACATTGTGTGGATAGTATAAATTTCTACCGTCAGTATATATGTTTCCTCTGTGTTCTTTCAAGCCGTTATCGTCTAAAAGCCTGTGCATTGAAAACAGTTTTGACGGCTGTAATTGCATAATTGGTATTATTCCTCTAATTAAACCCTTAATTTTAAGCGTGTTAGAGTCTTTTACAGTCCACGATGTTCTATGAATTTTTATAAAATCAGTTTTTTCAATTTCTGTAATTTTCATAATTTAACCTCTTTTTTAATAAATTTGAGTTTACACCCAACACACGCTAAAAATTTAGCGTGTTCGTGGGACAAAATGCCGAGAATATGAATTACGAACATTAAATTCATTGTATATTTGCGTAACTTGTTTTGATGTTGTCCGTGAATACTTGCCAACTTCATAAAACTCACCCATATATACGAAAGCTACAACGGTGTTGTATGAACGGCACGATAAAATGTGATAGTCCTTGCCGTCAACATTCACCCAATAAAAATCACCTATATAAGCATTTGTATGCCTAAAGCGTGACCATTCAATAAGATTTATGTTGTTCTGTAATTCAGTAACTATGCCATTAGCAATTTCATTTGATAACATAATTTAACCTCTTTTTTAATAATATTTTTTGGATTTACACCCGACACACGGGATAATTTTATCCCGTGATTTTTTTCGTGTGTTTCGTCGCAATTTTCAGCGTGACGGGTATTTGTACCCGTTTTCACCTATAGATATTATATATCTATTTTTAACAATTATACAGAGTATAATCGGGTTACACTCGTCAGGGGTGTTTTTTTCAAAAAAGAGTTGCATATTAATCCATACATTCCATTATTGCATTAGTATTTTTCACGGTAAAAACTGTTAATAGCTTATTGGGTTATTTAAAATGTGATAGATAATATTACTCATACATTCACTATAAATCGTTTTCTTTATGTGTAACAGCGTTCTAACTTATTTCAAACAGTATCAACATAGGCAATGTTTACTATAGTGTTACATTTGCAATAATTTCCGTACAGTATGCTATTCAATTGTCAAGGTGCATTGTAGCTGTGCTTAAAACACTTGTACACCGTACATTACTACAACGGTTTATTACAGCTTTTCCTTGCTGACTTTTTACACTTGTATTGTACCACAGTTTCAACCGTTTGTCAATACTTTTTTGAAAAGTTTTTAAGAATTTTTTGAAAGCAGTGACCGTCAAGGTATGTACATCAATGTTCTTTACTTTTCATTATCTATATTGTACTACAGATTGCACTGTTTGTCAATACTTTTTTGAAAAGTTTTTAAGAATTTTTTGAAAGCAGTGACCGTCAAGGTATGTACATCAATGTTCTT